GATCAGCGTGCCAAGGCGCATGCCCTTGGCCTGGTAGACCTTGTGGCCCCAGAGTTCGTCATCGTCCGCCGGTTCGCCATAGACCCGGCCGGCGACGGTGAACTGGTAGAGGTGATCATTCTCCCAAGGCATGACCGCCTGGATGAGCTCGTGCAGGGCACGCAGGTTGGTGGTCAGGCCTACGGCGACCCGACGCCATATGACGGGTTCGATATGGGCAAGTTCGATGCGGAGACGGGCAATCTGATCGGTCATGTCGGCCAGGTCGGAAGGTTTCGGGCACAGCATAGAGGCAGGCCAGCATGGCGACAATTACCGAACTGCGCACCCGCCGCGACGCGCTGACCGCGCGCCGGTCCTTGGGCGTGGCGCGAGTAAGCTATGACGGCAAGACCGTGGACTACCGCAGCCTCGCCGAGATCGACCGGGCCATCGAGGCGCTCGACCGCGAGATCGCGACGGCCGAGGGGCGGCGGATCGTGCGGCATCTGCGCGTGACGACGACCAAGGGGCTCTGAGCCGTGGGCCTGTTCGATGCCTTGCGCCGCCGCAAGCCCGGCGGCCCTTCGGCCGTGCGCGCCCGTCTCGAAGGCGCCATGGCGAAGCGGCGGCTCAGGGGCTGGAACCCGCCCTTGGAGAACATCAATGCCCTAGTGGCTTCGGGCGGGCCGCGCCTGCTGGCCCGTTCGCGCGAACTGGTGGTCACCAACGGCTATGCGGCCAATGCCTGCGAGGCCTTCGCGGCCAATCTGGTGGGGGATGGCATAAAGCCCTCGTCGCTGCTGGAGGACGGCGAACTCCGGGACAAGCTGCAGCGGCTGTGGCTCGCCTGGACCGATGAGGCCGATGCCGACGGGCTGACGGACTTCTACGGCCTGCAGGCGATGGTTGCCCGCGAGATGTTCGTGGCCGGCGAATGCTTCGTGCGGCTCAGGCCCCGCCGGGCGGAGGACGGCTTGCGGGTGCCGCTGCAATGCCAGCTGCTGCAGTCCGAGATGCTGCCCTTCGACAAGACCGAGACGGCGGCCAACGGCAACGCGATCCGCTGCGGTATCGAGTTCGACCAGATCGGTCGCCGCGTAGCCTATCACTTCCGCCGTCGCCATCCGGGCGACAGCACCGACAGGGGAGACACGATCCCGGAGACGGTGCGCGTGCCCGCCGAAGACGTGCTGCACGTCTACCGCCCGCTCGACGCGGGCCAGATCCGGGGCCTGCCGCATGTGGCGCCGGCCATGGTGCGGCTATTCCTGCTCGACCAGTACGACGATGCCGAGCTCGACCGGAAGAAGACCGCGGCGATGTTCGCGGGCTTCATCACGAAAACCGCGCCCGAAGAGTCGCTGATGGGTGCGGTGGAGGATGCAGAGGACGGCTCCGGCATTGCCAGCCTCGAGCCGGGCACGCTGCAGGTGCTGCTGCCGGGCGAGGACGTGAAGTTCTCGTCGCCCGCTGACGTGGGCGGTGGCTACGAGGCCTTCCAGTACCGCACCTTGCTGGCGATCTCGGCATCATTGGGCCTGCCCTATCACCTGGTCACCGGCGACGTGCGGCAGGCCAACTATTCGAGCCTGCGCGCCGAACTCGTGGAGTTCCGGCGCCGCTTCAGCCAGCTGCAGCACGGGGTGATCGCCCATCAGCTCTGCCGGCCGGTCTGGGAGCGCTGGCTGGAGGCGGCCACGCTGTCGGGCGCGCTCGATCTTCCCGACATCGAAGCGGCCCGGGCCGTGCAGTGGATCCCGCCGCGCTGGGACTGGGTGGATCCCTTGAAGGACATCCAGGCGCAGCTGCTGGCGATCGAGGCGGGGCTCATGTCGCGCAGGAAAGCCGTCGAGGCCACCGGCTACGACATCGAAGAGATCGATCGCGAGAACGCCGCCGATGCGGCCCGCGCCGCTGAGCTGGGGCTCGCCTACGGCAAGGGGGCCCGCGAGAGGCAGGGGCCACGGGCCACGCCGGAGCGGCCTTCCGCCGCGCCCGGAGACAACGCCCCGAAGGAGGAGTAACCACATGAAGAGCTGGTACCGGTTCCGCGCCACTGCCGAGGGCGCGGAACTGTCCATCCATGACGAGATCGGCGCCTATGGCGTCTCCGCCAAGGACTTCATCGCGGAGATTGGCAAGCTGCCGGGCGATGCAGCCCTCACCCTGCGCCTCAACAGCCCCGGTGGCTCGGTCTTCGATGCTGTGGCGATCTACAACGCGCTCAAGCGCCACGCGGGCCCGGTGACGGTGAGCATCGACGGCATCGCCGCCTCGGCTGCCTCCTACATCGCCATGGCGGGCCATGAGGTGGTGATGCCCGAGAACGCCTTCCTTATGATCCATGATCCGTCGGGCCTTGTCATGGGCACCGCCGCCGACATGCGGGCGATGGCCGAGGCGCTCGACAAGATCGCGGGCGCGCTGATCAAGGGCTATGCCGCGAAGTCAGGCAAGGCGGAGGACGAGGTCGCCCAACTGATGGCCGCCGAGACCTGGTTCACGGCGGCCGAAGCCGTGGAGGCGGGTTTTGCCGACAGCATGGCGGAACCGGTGAAGATCGCCGCAAGCTTCGATGTGACGCGCTTTCGCAATGCGCCACCCGAGGTGGTCGAGGGGCTGGCACGGCCTGACAACACAGAAACGCAGGACAAGCCGCAGACCGCCACCACCTCCATTTCTTCGGCCGCGACCCCACCGACGGGCGATCCACCGGCCGTTCCCGGCGCGCCGGACCTCACCACCGCCCGCACCGAAGCCATGGCCTACGCCCGCGCCGTGGTCGATCTCTGTCGCCTCGCCGGGCAGCCGCAGATGGCGGCGGGCTTCCTTGAACGCGAGGCCCCCCTCGAGGAGGTGCGCGCGGCCCTGCTGACGGCCCGCGCCGAAGCCGATCCCGAGATCAGCGCCCATCACCCGCAGCCCGGGCCCAACCCTTCGGCCCGGCCCTGGGCCGACGTCATCAACCGCACCTTCAAGCGCAAGGGATAAGCACATATGCCCGTTTTTTCCGAGACCACCCATCCCGGCGGCTTCCTCGTCTGGGAGGCCTTCCGCGACTACACCCGCGAGGTCGTCACCATCGCCACCGGGACCAGTAACCCGGAGCTCGCCCCCGGCACCGTGCTCGGCAGGATCACCGCGAGCGGCAAATACGCCGCCCACGACCCGACCGCCACCGATGGCACCGAGACCGCCGTCGCAGTCCTCTGGGGCAAGGTCGACGCCACCGCCGCCGACGTGGAGGCGGTCGCGCTCCTGCGCGGCCCCGCCATCGTCAACGGCCATGACCTCGTCTTCGCCGGCACCCCGACCCAGCCCGAGATCGATGCGGCCCATGCGGCGCTGGCCGCCGCCGGCATCCTCGTGCGCTGACATCACTCCATTATCGCGCTTCCAGGCGGAGAACCGGTTCCCACTTCTCCTGAAGCGCTCGCCTGAAAGGATTTTCCCATGGCCACCATGGACATCTTCGACACCGATGCCTTCTCGGTGATCGAGCTCACCCGCGCGCTCGAGAACATCCCCTACAAGCCGGCGACGCTCTCGGGCTCGGGGCTGTTCAGCCCGCGCGGCGTGCGCGCGCGCACCGTCGTCATCGAGAGCCGCGACGGGACGCTGTCGCTGATCCCCTTCTCCGAGCGGGGCTCGGCCTATGAGCAGCAGATCCCGGAACGCCGCGACGTGCGGGCCTTCGTGTGCCGCCAGTTCAAGAAGCAGGACGTCCTCTGGGCCTCGGAGATCCAGGGCATCCGGGCGTTTGGTAACGAGAGCGAGACCCAGCAGATCCAGGCCGAGGTCGCCCGTCGTCTGCGCCGTCTGCGCAATGATGCCGAGGCGACCTTCGAGTATCACCTGCTCAACGGCATCCAGGGCAAGGTGCTGGATCCGAAGGACGGCGCGGTGGTGATCGACTACTTCGCCGAGTTCGCGATCGCGCCCGCCACGGAGATCGACTTCGACCTCGACAACACCAGCCCCGCCTCGGGCGCGCTGCGCAAGAAATGCCAGGCACTGATCGAAAGCGTCGAGGACAGCCTCGGGGGGCTCTCCACCGGCGCGGTGCAGCTGCGCGCGGAATGCGGCTCTGCTTTCTTCGCCGATCTCGTCGCCCACAAGGAGGTGCGCGAGACCTATCTGAATACGGCTGCGGCCGCCGATCTGCGCTCGCGCGTCGCCGACGAGGTGAGCTTCGGCGGCATCACCTTCCGCCGCTACCGGGGCAACGCCGCCTTCGGCGTGCCGCCCGACAAGGCCTTCTTCTACCCCGAGGGCGTCGAGGGGCTCTTCGAGATCTACTACGCTCCGGCCGACACCTTCGAGACCGTCAACACGCTCGGCCTGCCGCTCTACGCCCGCTCGATCCCCGACCGCGACCGCGACGAATGGGTGCGGCTCGAGATCGAGTCGAACCCGCTCCCGATCTGCACCCGCCCGCAGGTGCTGCGCAGCGCAAGGCGGACGTGATGACGGCCTTCGCCGTCGCCCTTGACGCGCTCTTCGCCGACCCGCATCTCGGCCGCGACGTGGTCTACACCGCCGAGGGTGGTGCGCCGGTGCTGGTGCGTGCCATCCTGCGCCGGCCGGACGAGGTCACGGGCTTCGGCGAGGCGCGCATCTGGTCGGAAACGACAAGGTTGGATCTGCGCGTGGCCGAAGTTCCAGCCCCACGCCCCGGTGACCGCATCGAGATCGACGGCGAGGCGTTCCTCATTCAGGGCGAACCCGTCCGCGACCGCGAGCGGCTGGTCTGGACCGTGGACCTGCGCCCTGCGTGACCGGCGATGAAACTGAAGCTCGACATCACCCCCGACCTTGTCGCCGCCATGGCCGCCGAGGTGAAGGCCGGCGAGAAGGCCGTCACCGCCGCCATGCGCGAGGCCGGGACGGGCCTCAAGTCCGCCTGGCGCGGGCAGATCACCGGCGCGGGGCTCGGGCGGCGGCTGGCGAACTCGATCCGCAGCCAGACCTACCCGAAGGCCGGGGAGAGCCTGAACGCCGCGGCGCTCGTGTGGTCCAAGGCGCCGGTCATCGTCGGCGCCCACGACACCGGCCCGCTGATCCGCTCCCGCGACGGCTTCTGGCTGGCAATCCCGCTGCCCGCCGCCGGCAAGGGGCGGCGAGGCGCGAAGCTGACACCCGGCGAATGGGAGCGGCGCCGCGGCCTGCGCCTGCGCTTCGTCTATCGCCGGCGTGGACCCAGCCTGCTCGTCGCCGACGGTCGCCTCAACACGCGCGGACTTGGCGTTGCCTCCCGCTCGAAAACCGGCCGCGGCCGCGCCACGGTGCCGATCTTCCTGCTGGTCCCGCAGGTGAAACTGCCGAAGCGGTTGGATTTGGACCGCGACGCGGAGAGGGCGCTCGACAGCGTGCCGGGATTGATCGTGGCGAACTGGATGGAGGGGCGATTGGTCTAGGAGGATGCTGAAACCAATCGGTGCGCCCCGAAGCTACACTAGAAGGCGACGTTGTCGACGTCTGATCGGTGACTCAAGAGCACCAAACCTGGTACAAACGTGAAGCTTGTCTTTGCGAAGACCATTTCTCCATCGCCTTCGTTTTCGCCGTACTGTTCCCAGTAACCTTGGACAGGCTGATGATATGCTTCGGCTGAGAGCAGTCCGATCTTGGCATGCAGCCAAGCATGCTTTGCCTTCAAATACGAAAGGTATGGGTCGACGGTTGCAAGTAGCTTCTGCGCGGCCGACGCCGCGGCATCATCTTCTCCGCCCTGTTTGGCCGAATGGAAAAGTACGGCACCATAAACGGGATTTTCATTTAGAAGCTCCAGCTGCTGATACATCATGAGCAGCCGCATCACCCGATCAATATCGTTGATTATGCCTGCGACGTTGCCGACACCAAGCTTTGCCTCAGCCAACAGGAGTGGTGGCTGATCCCCCGATGACGGACGCACGACAATATCAACCCGAAATGAGTCCTTCTTGCCAAACCTGTACTGTCCTAGAACGTCAGCGATCGTTGACCATGCTTGCCGATTTCTGAGATTCCGCATTCGCGCCAGTTTCCCGGCTTCAACACGCAGATCCTTCATGTGAGTTTCGAGGCTTACGTAGCGATCAACACCTGTTAGCTGTTTGGCGACTTCTACGGTGGTAACATATTCTGGGTGAATATCGGCATTTTCGAATTCTTCGGTCTCAACACCCAGAAAAAAACGGCACGTCTTGAATGCCTCGGCGACGCCTGCACCGATGCACTTGGCAAAATGATTGGCGTCGTCTTCGCCCATTTTCCACCCTCTTAAGACTTGGTGCCGCGACCGGCACTCGCATCGATACCGAAATCACTCAATTGAATCTCGGGTCAAGGACACGGCCTTGATCTACTAACCAGTGCCGTCGCTGCACTGAATGCAGGTATATCGCATGCCCACCCCTCGCGAAACCATGCTCGCCGCGCTTCACGCGCGGCTCTCGGCGCTGCCCGCGACCGTTCTGCGCGGCGAGGTGCTGCCCGAGCGCGTGCCCGCCACCGGCCTGGTGATCCTGCGCGACGGCGAGCCGGGAGAGCCGGAGGTGACGCTGTCGCCGCTTGCCTACCACTACCAGCATCGCGCCGAGATCGAGGCGGTCGTGCAAGGCACCGACCGTGATGCAGCCTTCGACACGCTGATCGCCGGCATCGGCGCGGCGCTTGCTGCAGACCGCACGCTGGGCGGGCTCTGCGACTGGGTCGAGGCGGAAGCGCCCCGGCCCGTCGATCTGCCCGTCGAGGGCGCGGCCAGCCTGAAGGCGGCGGTGATACCCGTCGTCCTGCACTACACCACGGCCGATCCCTTGGCCTGACCGCAACAACCACAGGAGAAAGAGATGGCACGTGCACAAGGCGCGCGGTCGCAGTTGGCGGCCGCGTTCGAGACGACCTATGGCACCGCGCCGGCCTCGGGCTTCATGCAGATGCCTTTCGCCGGCGCCTCGTTGGGGGCGGAGCAGCCCCTGCTGGCCTCGGAACTGCTGGGCTATGGCCGTGACCCGCTGGCGCCCTTGAAGGATGCGGTCACGGCGGACGGCGACATCACCGTGCCGCTCGACGCCGAGGCCTTCGGCTTCTGGCTGAAGGCGGCCTTCGGCAGTCCGACGACGACCGGAACGACCAACAGGACCCACACCTTCAAGTCGGGGTCCTGGAGTCTGCCCAGCATGGCGATCGAGGTGGCGATGCCGGAGATCCCGCGTTTCGCCATGTACACGGGCTGCGTTCTGGATCAGCTGAGCATTGCCATGCAGCGTTCCGGCCTGCTGACGGCGGACGTCAAGCTGGTGGCGCAGGGCGAGACTATCGCCACCGCCACGGCGGCGGGCACCCCCACGGCCTACGCCCTGCAACGCTTCGGGCATTTCAACGGCGCGATCAAGCGCAACGGCGCGGCCCTCGGCAACATCGTCTCGGCCGATCTCACCTATGCGAACAATGTCGAACGGATCGAGACCATCCGCAACGATGGCCGCATCGACGGGGCAGACCCGTCCATCGCCGCGCTCACCGGCAAGATCGACGTGCGCTTTGCCGATACCACGCTGATGGACCAGGCGCTGAACGGGACGGCGGCGAGCCTCGAGTTCTCGTGGACCATCTCCGCCAATGTGAGCCTGACGATCACCGCCCATGCGGTCTACCTGCCGCGCCCCCGGGTGGAAATCCAGGGGCCGCAGGGCATCCAGGCCAGCTTCGACTGGCAGGCGGCCCATGATCCCGTGGCCGGGCAGATGTGCACAATCGTCCTCAAGAACCAGGTGGCGAGTTATTGACATGCTGACCCTCGATCTTTCCAACGAACCCCGCTGGTATGAGCTCGCGCCCGGTGTCCGGGTGCAACTGCGCCCGCTGACCACCGCGCTGATGGTGGCGACGCGGGGTGACCCGACGGTGCAGGCGTTGGATGAGAATGCCTCGGACGAGGAAAGTGCGCTGGCCTTCGCCAAGGCGCTGGCCCGAAGGGCCATGCTCGCATGGGAGGGGGTGGGCGATGCCGACGGCAATGCGATAGATCCCAGCCCCGGGGCGATCGACGCGCTGCTCGACATCTGGCCGATCTTCGAGGCCTTCCAGCTCGCTTACGTCTCCAAGGGCCTGCTGCTGGAGCAGGAAAAAAACGCCTCCGCGCTCTCGCCGAGTGGTCCTTCGGCGGGGGCGAGCGATATTGCGAGGCCTGCCAAGGGCCGTGCCCCGACTGCCCGGCGCGGCTGAACCGGCCGCTGACCCATGAGGGCTGGCAGGTCTGGGACCTGGTCGGCCGCCTCGGCGGGCAACTCCGTGTGCTACCGGGCGCCGTTGTCGGTTGGGACATGTCGGCGGCGCTCGCGCTCGGTAACGCGCTCGGTGTGCCGCCCTGTGCCACGGCCGAACTGCTGCCGGTCATCGAAGCGGTGATGGTCGCCAAGCTCAACGAACAGATGGAACATTCCGATGGCGGAAAAACGAGTTAGCGTCCGCCTCGCGGCGGTCGGCGGCCGGCAGGTCCGCGCCGAACTGGAGGGTGTCGGCGAAGCTGGTGCCCGCGGCTTCGGGCGTCTCAGCCGTGAGATGGAAGCGGCCAACGCCCGGCTTGCGGGCTTCGCGCGCCGGGTGCGCGTGGCTGCTGCGGCCGCCGTCGCGGCTGCCACCGCCGCGGGTATCGCCGTGGTCCGCTCCGGCCTGCAGACGGTCGATGCGCAGGCCAAACTCGCGCAGTCGCTTGGCACCACCGTCACCTCGATCCAGACGCTGGAACGCGCGGGCGAGTTGGCCGGCGTGTCGATGTCCGGCATCGAGCAGGCGACGAAGGACCTGACCCGTCGTCTCAGCCAGGCCGCAGCCGGAACCGGTCCGGCGGCGCAGGCACTGGACCGGCTTGGGCTCTCGGCCGCTGACCTGCTAGCGCTGCCGCTCGACGAACGCGTCGGTGCGATCAACGCTGCCATCGAGGCCTTCGTGCCCGCTGCCGAGCGCGCGGCGGTGGCGGGCCAGCTGTTCGGCGAGGAAGGCTCGATCGCCATGTCGCGCATCGACACCGCGACCTTGCGCCAGGCCACCGAGGACGTGCGGGCTTTCGGTGTGGTGGTTTCGGAAGCCGACGCCGACCAGATTGAGCGCACCAACGATGCGATTTCGCGGCTGGGCCTGGTCTGGCGCGGGCTGTCGAACCAGTTGGCCGTTGCCGCAGCACCGGCTCTGGAAGCGGTGGCCGATGCCATGGCCACCCTCGCGAGCCGCACCGGGCCGCTCGGCAAGGCCATCACCGGGGTCTTCGACAATATCGGTCGCCTGACCACCTATGCCGCGACCTTCGCTGCGTTCCTCGCCAGCCGCTGGGTGGCGGGATTGGCTGCGGCGGCTCTGTCCGTGCGTGGCCTCGCCACCGCGCTCGTGGTCTTGCGCGGGGCGCTCATTCGCACCGGCATCGGCGCCCTGATCGTCGGCGCGGGCGAACTCATCTACCAGTTCACGAAGCTCGTGCGCGGCGCCGGCGGGTTTGGCGAGGCGCTGGAGCTCATGGGCAATGTCGCCAAGGCCGTCTGGGACGGCATCAAGGTGACCGTCACCTCCTTCGTCGATGACTTCCGCGCCATGCGCGCGGACATCGAGGCGATCTGGCTGCGCCTGATGGCGTTTCTGTCCCAGAAGTGGGCCGACTTCCTCGCTCAGATCGGCCCGACCTTCAACGCGGTCTCGGAGCGCATCGGTGCGGATGCCCGGATCGACGTCTTCGGGGCGCAAAGCTACGCCTCCTATCTCGATCACGCCGCCAGCAATGCCGGCCACCAGGCCGATGCGATCAGGTCCCGCGCCGCCGACACCCGCGCCCATGCCTTCGACGGCGTGCGCGCGGCGGTGGATGCGCTGCGAGCTGCGATGCAGGCAAGCGGCGAGGACGGGGCAGATGCGCTCGACCAGGCGAAGGCGGCCGCTGACCGGGTGAGCGAGGCGCTGGATACCGCTGGTCAGGCGGGACGCGCGGCCGGGGCAGCCAATGCCGATGGCGCGGACCAGGCCGCAACGGGCTGGGCGACGGTGACCGCGACGCTGGCGGATTACGCCGCCAAGGCCCGCGACATCGGCGCCGATATCGGCCAGTCCCTGGTGGGCGCGTTCCGCAGCGCCGAGGATGCGGTGGCGGAGTTCGTCAAGTCCGGCAAGCTCGATTTCCGCGATCTTGTCACCTCGCTCATTGCCGATCTGGCGCGCCTCGCGGCAAGGCGGTTTATTCTCGGGCCGATGGCCAGCGCCCTCGGCGGTATTCTTGGTGGCGCCGGCGGGCTCTTTGCCGGGGTCTTCCACGTGGGCGGTGTGGTCGGCGGGCCGGCGCCGTCGCGCATGGTCCCCGCCATGGCTTTTGCCGGGGCACCCCGGATGCATGCCGGTGGCGCAGTGGGCGCTCCCACCTGGGCAGGACTGCGCCATGACGAAGTGCCCGCGATCCTGCAGCGTGGCGAGCGAGTCCTGTCACGCCGCGAGACGCAAGCCTGGGGCGCGGGCGGAGGTGTCACCATCAACATCAACACCCGAGACGCGGAAAGCTTCCGGCAATCGAGGACACAGATTGCGGCCGACATTGCCCGCGCGGTGTCGCTGGGCAGACGGGGGCTCTGATGGCATTCCACGAGGTGCGGTTCCCTGACAATATCAGCCGAGGCGCCCGCGGCGGGCCGGAGCGGCGCACGCAGATCGTCGAACTTGCTTCCGGCGACGAGGAACGCAACGCCAGCTGGGCGAACAGCCGGCGGCGCTACGACGTGGCTTATGGCATTCGCCGCGCCGACGATCTCGCCGCCGTCGTCGCCTTCTTCGAGGCGCGCAATGGCAGGCTCTACGGCTTCCGCTTCAAGGATTGGGCAGACTGGAAGTCGTGCGCACCGTCGCAGACGCCATCTGCGGCCGATCAGGTCATCGGCACCGGGAACAGCACGACGACGGCGTTTCAACTGGTGAAGGCCTATAGCTCGGGCACCCAAGCCTGGACCCGAACCATCACCAAGCCAGTCGCGGGCAGCGTGACGGTTGCGATCGACGGTGTTGAGCAGGCCACCGGCTGGTCCATCGACACCACCACCGGCCTCGTCAGCTTCGACAGCGCGCCCGCGGCAGGCGCCATCATCACCGCCGGATTCGAGTTCGACGTTCCGGTCCGCTTCGACACCGACACGCTCGACGTCACCCTCGATCTCGAGCGCCTCGGCTCGATCACCTCCATCCCGCTCTTGGAGATCCGGCGATGAACGACAATTCCGGCTTCGTCGCGACGGCGCTGCGCGACCTCGCGGCCTCGACGGCCGTAATCCTCGCCGCCTGGGGCGCGCTGGGCGGGGCGACCAACGCGCTGACCACCAAGATGCGCCTGCGCGACGCGCTGCGCCACATCCTGCTCGGCGGGCTGATCGCGGCCGGTATGGGCAGCCTGTCGATGGCCATCATCACCAACTGGCTGGGCCTGCCACCACAGGCGATCCCTGCCGGGGGCGCTGCCGGTTCCGCCGCTTATCTCGTCGGCGTCTTCGGTCCGGCGATGATCGAGCTGGTGCTCGCGCGGCTGCGCCAGGCGCGGGAGGGCGGCGATGACTGAGCTTGTCCGTGTCCTGCGCGGCCTGCGGCGTCTCACCGACGATCCGCGTGACGCGTTCGCTCACCGCCTGCGCATCGGCCTCGCGGTCGCAGCGCTGATCCTTATTCTCTCGTTCCTCGGATAGTTCCATGCAGATGACAGACCGGGGCCTCATGGCCCTTGCCCGGCACGAAGGTGTCGTGCCCGGATCCTACCGCGATTCCACCGGCACCTGGACCTTCGGCATCGGCCACACCGCCGCCGCTGGGGCGCCCGATCCGGCAAAGATGCCGCGCGGCATGCCGGACGATCTCGACGCCGGGATCCGCAAGGCGTTCCGTCTGTTTCGCGCCGATCTGGCTGCTTACGAGGCCGACGTCCGGCGCGCCGTGACTGTGCCGGTTGAGCCGCACGAGTTCGATGCGCTGGTCAGCTTCCACTACAACACCGGCGGGATTGCCCGCGCGGCGCTGACGCGGCATCTGAATGCCGGTGATCGCGCCCGCGCGGCGGAGGCGTTTCTGAACTGGCGCCGCCCGGCGTCCATCATTCCACGCCGCGAGGCCGAGCGCGACCTGTTCCGCGAGGGGCTCTATCCGACGGGTCCGATCCCGGTCTGGGGCGTGGACCATGCGGGTCGCGTCGACTTATCGCGGCCGGTTCGGCGGCTCACAGAGACGCAAGCGCTGGACCTGCTGCACCCCGCCAAGCCCGAACCCAGCCCAAGAACACCGACCGGCTGGTTCGCCCGATTGGTCGTTTTCGTTTCGACCCTGATCCGGAGGACCTGATCCCCATGCGCTACATCCGACCGACTTCGCTCACATGGTGGGCGGGCTGCCTCGCCATGCTCACCGGCATCGCCTCCGTCGCGTTGCCCACGACCGGCCCGCTCGCGGAAATGGCTCGCCTCGTCGCGCTGCTGGCAGGCTCTGGTGACGCCTCGCCCGCCGGTCTGATCTTCCTCGGCCTCGGCCTGATCGGCCTGCGCGAGCGGCTGGAGCGGGGGTTCCGGGGCGGTGTCTGAGTTTCTGGCGGGCTTCATCTTGGGCGGAAGCGTTGGCGTTCTGATCGTCGCCCTTTGCGTTGCCGCCGCGCGTGGGGAGCGGGGCGATGACTGATTTCCTGATCTGGCTGGTGGCCGCTCTGGGCGCGATCGGGGGTGTCGTCCTAGAGCGGATCAGTTTTTCTCCGAATCGAACAGGGATTCCCCTTCAGGGTTTGTTGTGATTCATCATCCATACTGGTGAAGGAGGCCAGCGTGGATGACGAAGGCGTATTCGAATGACCTCAGGGAGCGGGTGGTTGCGGCGAAGCAATCGGGAGAGAGCTGTCGCAGCGTTGCGGCGCGGTTCGGTGTCGCTCCGTGGAGCGTGGTGAAGTGGACGGCGCGGGCGCGGCGAACCGGGTCAGTGAGCCCGGCGAAGATGGGCGGCTATCGCCGCCCGCTTCTTGAGCCTCACCGGGAGTGGTTGCTGGAACAGGTTCGCGACTGTCCCCATGTGACCCTCGCCGCGCTTCAGGCTCTGCTGGCGGATCGGGGCGTCATCGTCAGCCATGACACGGTCTGGCGGTTTCTGCGCCGCTGCGGGTTCAGTTTCAAAAAAAGACGCTGGTCGCCGATGAACGCGCGCGCCCGGACGTGAAGCGCCGCCGCGAACGGTGGCAACGGCATCAGGGCAGGATCGACCCCAGACGACTCGTGTTCATCGACGAGACCTGGGTAAAAACGAACATGGCACCGCAGCGGGGCTGGGCACCGAGAGGCGAGCGCCTGCCGGGTGCGGCGCCGTTCGGCCACTGGAACACCTCGACCTTCATTGCCGCGCTCCGCCATGACCGGATCGAGGCGCCGTGGGTCTTCGACGGCCCGGTGAACAGCGACATCTTCCGCACCTACATCGAGCGCGTCCTGGTGCCGACGCTCAGCCCCGGCGACGTGGTGGTGATGGACAACCTCGGCAGCCACAAGAGCCCGGCGGTTCGCAGGGCCATCCGGAAGGCCGGAGCGCACCTCTTGTTTCTGCCGCCCTACAGCCCGGACTTGAACCCGATCGAACAGGCGTTCTCAAAGATCAAGCACTGGATGCGCGCCGCCAGTGCCCGCTCAAGAGACACCCTCTGGCGCGCCGTCGGCACCACTCTCGATCGCATCACGCCAGAAGAGTGTGCAAATTATTTCAAAAATGCAGGCTACGCTTCCGTCAAAACCTGAAACGCTCTAGCTGCCCGCCCTCGTATCCCTGCGCCCCTCGCTGCGTTCGTACCGGCCGGCGCCGCAGAGCCGGTCAGCTTCCGCATCAAGCATCGCGTTCAGCGCCTCCTCGACCGTGCCGCGCACCATCTCGCCCAAGTGGTCGCGGATCCGCGCCTCGTTGATCTGGATAACCTGCCCCATCGGCCTGGGCTTCTCGTTCTCGTCCAT